GATCAGGCGGTTTACTATGGGTCAAACGCACCAGCTGTTTGGCCGACAAATATAGTTTCTGCTGCAACTGCTGCTGGTAACTTTGTTGCATTATCAACAACAACAAATGATATTTATGATGACATCATGGGTGTTGGTGGAGTTATTTCAAGAGTTGAGGAAGATGGATTTTTTGTAGATGGTCATGTAGCTGCTATGACTATGAGGGCAAGATTGAGGGGGCTGAGAGACAGCAACAATCAGCCAATATTTAAAGCAGTTCAAAGAGAAGGGATTCAAGGTAGCACAACGTACACACTTGATGGGCAAACTATGTATTTCCCAAGGAACGGGTCAATAATTCCAGCTAATTCATTGTTGATAAGTGGTGATTGGACAAAATTAGTTTATGCACTTAGAAAAGACATAACATGGAAGATTCTTGATCAAGCAGTTATACAAGACCCAGTTACTGGCGAAATTCAATATAATTTGGCTCAGATGAATATGGTTGCTTTAAGGGCATGTATGAGACTTGGATGGCAAGTACCAAACCCAATTAATAGAGTTCAGTCTGACGAAGATGCTCGATATCCGTTTGCGATATTAGGTGAGGAAGCAAGTTAATTTATTTTTGTTTCTGAATATTTAAATTTGGAGGGGTTTAATTGAAAGAAATAAGAGTAAAATTTTTAAAAAATAGATTTTATAGAGGTAAAAACTACAAACCAGGTGATATTGTAAAAATTTTATCAAATGATTTACAGGCATATATTGATTGTGGAGTTGTAAAAGTTTTAGGAGCAGACAAGGGAAAAAATAAAAAAGTAGACTATAACAAACTTACATATAAAGAATTGCAAAGATATTGCAAGAATAAAAATATTCCAGCAGTTGGAACAAGGGAAAGTTTAATTGCCTCTTTAAATGAATAGGTGTTAATAATGTCAAATAAAAGAAATACAATGTTACCTGGAAGTGGAAAACTTTATGATAAGAATGGGAATGTTTTTGATTTTACCCAGGTCATGAATTCACTTTCAATTTTTTTTATCTGGAATGATTAATGAAACATTAGAAGTTTCAACAATAGCAAAAAGGCATCATGAGATACATAGAGGAAATTTTTATTCAATTGGTAGTATTATAACAATTCCATCTGAGGATGAAATTAATTTCATTGGAAGAGTAAAAGGAAAAGACATGCATTTAATCCCAGCAATAGTTGTTACAAGTAAGGAAGATGTTGAAATATACGCTTATGAAAATTTTACAGCTGATGATTCAATTGCTGTTGAAACAGCTGGTGTAAATCATAACAGGCTTTGCGGAAATGTTTCAGAATCAAGACTATTGTCAAATATTTCAGTTAGTGATTATGGTGATTTAATTTATACTGATTTTATTCCAGGTTCTACAGGAATTGGAGGAACGGCAGCAGGTGGACAAGGTAAAGAGGTCGAAGAATGGATTCTTGGAAAAAATACAGATACATTATTTAGAATGATAAACAATTCAAATGATAATAATAAATGTGGTTTATTTTTTAGTTGGTACGACCAGGATGTGGAGGAATAGAGATGAATCAAGAACAAAATAAAACCCCGGCATCTGGATATGCCTTAGATAGTAATGGTAATTTAGTAAATTGGCTTGAAATAGTAAAAACAGTTGCATCAAGTGTTGGAGAAGATGGTTCAAAAGTAATAAGTAATACAGAATTAACAAGCCCAGACTCAGGCAAAATATTTTTTTGTTTTGAAGGATTAGAGGGTGATGCTGTTATTGAATCAGCTGTTGGAAACAGTGAAAATATAGCAGGTTCAACAATTGGAAAACATGGCAAGATTTACGGAAAATTTTCAAATGTAAAATTAACAAGTGGTAAAATTATTGCCTATATGAGAGAAGGTTAAAAAATGCCTTTAGGACTTGGATTAAATATAAATAAAGATGACTCATTAAGTCAAGTTAATGGTGTTCTTACAGACCTTAATATAAACAGCTGTGTAATGTCATTTTCTCCATTAAAAAAACTAAATACTTCATATGATGGTTATTTAGTAAGAGTTTACAAAGTTGACACATTAGAATATAAATATTTTGGATATAATTCAAGTGGAGATATTGATAAAAGTCAAATAATGTCATGGTTGGGCAGTTCGGTTGGTGTTGTAACTTGGACCATAAATGAAAGTAATCCAGATAAATCATTTTATCAAAATAATGTTTTACTTGCTCCAATAATTTATAATGGGGCAGAATTTCAAGATGATGGTTTATTATTTGGAACTAATAAATACATGATACTTGATGATTATTCTCAGCTTCAACTTATAAACCCAGAAATTAGCATTTACACAAGCTTTACAAGAGCTAGTGAGCATATTGGGTTTGTATTTAGTAGAAACTTAGATGATTCAAATAACATCCAATTTGGTTCACTTAATTTTAACGCTGCATCTCATGCGTGGTGGAATGGTAACAGCGTTATAAGTGAATCAAACCAGGAAACAAATCATGATTTAGCGACCTGGCAAAACAAACTGTCAAGTGGTTTCAAATTTAATAGTAATGGCAATGAATCAGTAACAACATTTAATGTTGAATTAACAAATGTTGGATTTACTCAAATTGGAGCAAGAAAGACCGCAGCTGGTTATTCTTCATATTTTGATGGTAATATAAAAACTGCTTTGTTATGTAATAGTGATATATACGACAAATACGACGATTTAGCAGCTGTAATATAAGGGGTGGTATTATGTATGTTACATCAAGTGAATATTTAACAATTACCGGGAGACCAGCAAGTGAAGCGACAAGTATTAGAATAAATATATCCAGTAAATTATTAGATTCAAGAATTGGAAATTATCCAATATATGATGATACTGGGTTTAAAATAAAAGTTAATAATGATAAATTCTATGTTTTTGGATGTGGAATAGATACAGAAATACATATTTCTAAAAAACAGGCAGTTCAGCAATGGGTTTGTCAAATGATTTCATTTTTAACTGATAATGGAGACAAACCGCCAAGTCAAGGCGATAATATAAAACTTGGACGTTTTTCAGTTGGAAAGAGTGGAGCATCTAACACAAACAGCTTATTGCCTGATTCAATGTCATATGTTGATTCATTATTAATAAGTTCAGGGATTATAAATAGAAAGGTCAAGATAAAATGAGTTTAGCAAGCTTTAATAAATTAATGACTCATACTTTGACATTAAAAAAAAGAAAAAGGAATTCAGCTGGTGATTTTTCAGTAATAGAAACAACTGAAAATTTGAAGGGTTTTGTTGAGTATGGAAATCATTTAATAACAACTGAACAAGATGAAGAATTAAAAGCTGTTGCAATTGTTTATTTCAATGATAGTCTTGTTATTGATATAGATTATCCTTATTGGATGATAGACCAAACAGCTCCACAAAATAGGGCAGGGCTTGAAGTGCTAAAAATAAACCCAATAGATGACCCACAAACTGGGATTACTCATCATTATGAAATATATGTAAGGTGAATTATTATGTGGAATCAATGGAATGGAGACAATATAAATACATTAGTTGAAAATGCATGTGTTAGGGCAGTTGATAAAACTGGACATGTAATATTAACAGCTGCAAAGCAGCAAGTTCCATTGGATGAAGGATTTTTGTTAAGGTCTGGAATTGTAATAATTAAACATAAAAAAATTCCAATAGCTATTATTTCATTTGGTGGAGGACCAGGAACTGGACACCCTAAAATACCATATGCACTTAGATGGCATGAAACACAAGCAAATTTTCAGCATGGACGGAAATGGAAATATTTAAAAGACCCTTACAGCAGATTAGGGGCAAGAACTTTAATATTAGCACTACAGGATGAGATTGGAGGTATTTTATGATTGCAGAACAGGTTTTAAAATACCTTGAAATAAATGGGTATGGAGTAGAGGCAGAAAATTTATTTTATGATTTTCTTCCAGATTTGCCAAATGATTGTATTGTTTTGTATGATGAATCAGTTCCAACAGCACCAGAATCTAATTGTCTTAGTGTTGATAATGCAGGATTACAGATAACAGTTAGAAATTCAAATACAGTAAATTCAAAAACAATACTATGGAATATACATAAAATGATTGTAGGACTTGGAGGAAATAATTTTAAATTTGTTTCAACTGGAAATATCATATCAAATGTAACTATTGAGACTGCTCCATTTTCTATAGGAAAAGATAATGATGGTAGGTCAATGTATACAGCACATTATAATATTAGATTAATGTCTGAAAATGATAATGTTAGATTATAGGAGGTATTTATGAAAATATCTAAAATAGCAACTAAGATTTTGAAAATTATGTTTCTTGGCCCTTTAATTCCACTAATTGGGGCAACAAGTGACAACGAGGTAAAATTTGCCGGAACTCAGGTTTTAATTGACAATGAAGTAGTAGCAAAAATAACAAGTTGGGGTGACTCATTAGAAGTTGCTGAGGAAAATATTACAGGTAGTGAGGATTATATAACAGGAACAGATGTTCTAAGAGAAAAATACACTCCGATATCTGTTGGCGAAACTGTTGACATAGAAGGAATTGCAATAGAATCGGCAGATGTTGGACCTAATGATGGACAATCAGATTTAAAAGCAGCAACAAAAGAAGGTAAGGAAGTTGTATTAAAACATTTGAAAAACACAGGTTATGGAACTTTATATACTGGTTTCTTTACTTCTTATGAAGAATCAGCATCAACTAGTGAGGTTTATAAATTTAGTGGTAGTTTCAGAGTTAATTCAACTGAAGATATAACACCAGGGTCTTAATATAAAATAAAAAAAATGTAGGAGTCTAATTATGAGTAATGGCAAATTTCAAAACAATGAAGAAAGGTCAAATTATCTTGATAGTCAATTAAATGAATTGGCAAAGCATCAAGAGGCTGAACTTCTTATCGATTTTGACCAAGCGATTGATGAATACGAAAAAGAGAAAACACCATATTCAATAATATTCAATGGAAAAACATTCTTAGTTCCAAGGGAGATGCCTTTTGATTTTGCAACTTTCTTTTTTAGATATTGTTATAAGAAAGAAAAAGGAAGTACAAGAATGGAAGTTCCAGAAGATAAAATTCTTAGATTTATTGAACTTATGTTTGGGAAAAGTATGTTGCAATCGCTTGAATCAGGAACAAAACGTGTAAATATGGACCTAGTATTCCAAAAATTAGCTTTGCCAATCCTGGAAAAGTGGGGATATGATTTACAAGATAATGAAGAAGCAAAAAAAAAGATTCAAATGATCAAGAAGTAGACCCACGAATTATAATATGGGGTTTTGGACATCTTGAGGCTGATTTTTATCGATTTTATAAAATTGATTTAGTAAAAGAAGGGTTTTCCAATCGCTTGACCTGGCGTAAATTTATAATTTATGTGAGAGGTTTACCGGAAGATTCTTCTTTTAATCGATTTATGAAAGATAAAAAAAATAGAAATTTTGTTGAATTATAAAGGAGTTGGAAAGAATGCCTATTTTACTTGGAGAATTATCAGTTAATATAAGAGCTGACAACAGCAGGTTTAGTGGTGACTTATCAAGTGCAAGGTCAGCAGGTGATAATTTTGCAAAAAACTTCTCATCAAAAATGCAAAGTATAGGTGATAGTATACAAGGAACTGGTGCAGCTTTGACAAAATATATAACTGGACCTTTAACAATTGCAACAACTGCTGTATTTAAATTTGGAAAAGATTTTGAAAAAGAATTATCAAAAGTTGTCGGCCTTGTTGGAGTTGCTAGAAAACAAGTTGATGAATGGGGAAATGAGATTCTTGACTTAGCTCCACAACTTGGGAAAGCTCCAAAAGAATTAGCAGAAGCTTTATTTTTTGTTACAAGTGCAGGCATAAAAGGTGCTGAGGCGATGGATGTTTTAACTAAAGCAGGAAAGGCATCAGCTGCTGGATTAGGAGAAACAAAAACTATTGCAGATTTGGTCACATCAGCGATGAACGCCTATGGTAAAGAAAATTTATCAGCTGCAAAGGCAACAGATATAATTGCAATGGCAGTCAGGCAGGGGAAAGCTGAGGCGGCAGAATTAGCGGCAAGCATGGGTCAAGTTTTGCCATTGGCATCAGAAATGGGTGTTACTTTTGACCAGGTTGCGGCGGCTCAAGCTTCAATGACTAGAACCGGAACAAATGCAAGCGAAGCGGCAACTCAATTAAAAAGTATAATGGCAGGATTGATTAAACCAGCAAAGCAAGCTGAGGAACAACTTGAAAACATGGGAACATCAAGTGCAGAACTTAGAAAAAAAATTAAAAATGAGGGTTTGTTAACAACTCTTGGAGACTTGAGAAAGATGACAAATAAATACGGTGAGGAGGCAATGGCAAGAGTATTCCCAAACATTAGGGCATTAATGGGTGTTCTTGACTTAATGGGTTCAAATGCTGAATCAAATGTTGAAATATTTAAAGAAGTTTCAAACTCGACCGGAACTTTAGAAGATGCATTTTCAGCAGCAAGCGAAACACTTGATTTTAAATGGAATCAGGCATTGTCAAAAGGAAAAGCAACTGCAATTACTTTTTTTTCTGCACTGAAGGAGAGAATGATTCCAGTTCTTGAAATTGTTATGAATGTTCTTGATTTTGTTATAGCTAAATTCAAGCAACTTCCAGATGGGGTTAAAAATGGGATAATGACATTTCTTGGCATTGTTGCAGCTGTTGGACCTGTACTGCTTGGACTTGGAACGGTGGTCGGTTTAGTTGCTGGAACAATTGGAGCTGTTGGTGCAGCTGTCAGTACATTGTCGGCTTTATTAGCTGCAATTGCCGCACCTGCTGCTGTGGTTGTTGCTGTTTTAATTGGAATGGCAGCACAGGCATCTATTGTTATTGGCGTTATTGTTGGAATGATAGCAACTTTTAAGAGGCTATTTGATACAAATAAAGCTTTTAAGGAAAATGTATTAAATACATGGAGAACAATAAAAGAAAATGGATTAATTATATTTAATGAAATAAAAAGAATTGCATATACTGTTATAGATGGGATTAGAAAGTTTTGGGCAGTCAATGGTGACAAAATAATGAATGCTGCAATGACTGTCTGGAATGGCATATTAGGATTTATAAGGTTAGCAATGACACAAATTAGAAATGTAATTCAATTAATAAGTGCAATCATTCGCGGAGATTGGAGCGTAGCATGGGCAGCTATAAAAAGAATATTTGCGACCGCAATTAGGGGCATGATAAGTGCAGCAAAAGCGATGGTAAGAGCATTTATTAGTATTTTTAAAGCTCTTGGACCTTCTGTTTGGTCACTAGTAAAAGCAATGATTAATAGAGTTGGAAGCTTATTAAGTGCCTTATGGAACAAAGGCAAGCAAGCTGCTAAAAAATTTGTAAGTGCAATACTTAATACAAACTTTGTAAAAGCAGGAAGGGCAATTATAGATGGGGTAATAAAAGGCATAAAGCAAAGAATAGGGGCATTGAATAGATGGGCAAGTGAGATGGCCGCAACTGTTAGAAATAAATTACCATTCTCACCAGCAAAAGAAGGTCCATTAAAAGATTTGAATAAAATAGACTTTGCAACAAGTATAAATAAAGCACTTGAAAAAACAAGAAAAAAAATAAATATGCCAAGTTTAAAAGTTGGTAGTCAAATAATGGGTAATTTAACACAGGGTGCAAATATTGGAGCTTTTGGAGCTAATAAAGGATTCAATGTAAACAATATGAATATTTATGGAATTCAAGACATGTTTTCATTTATGGATGAAATGAAAATGATAGTACAAAAACATACTGGAAGGAGTTCATAAAATGGCATTTTCTATAAAAATAGATGGTGAATATTTACCAAGTAATATAGTTGTTAAAAATGGATCTCTTTCATTAGATGTTTCAGAAACAGGAAAACAAATTTTGAATTTTGAATTAATTGATAGGAATACCAATGGAGCAAGTGATGATTATTTAATAGAATCAATTGTTGGCAAAAAAATAGAAATGTTTGAAAATGGAACTCTTAAATTTGGTGGACAATTAGATTTGCCAAAAACAAAAAAAATTAATAGAGTTATGAAATCTCAAAATGTGGTTTGTGTTGACTGGAATTTCTTGACTGAAAAAAGGTATATCAATAAAGTATACTCAAAGCAAAATATATCAGATATTATAAAAAAAATAATAGATGAATATCTAACAGATGATGGGGTTTACTATGATAGTAATTCAATTGAAGAAACAACAAATCAACTTGCTATAAATTGCTCTTATGCTCTTGTTTCTTCTGTTTTAGATGAAATTTCTGACCTAGTTGCTTTCAATTGGAAAATTGGAGCAGATAAAAAATTTTATTTTAGGTCAAGGTCATCAGCTGTTGGACCTAATATTATTGAAGAACAAAGCAATTATTTACCAAGTTCTTTATTTTATAGCGAAGATAGAAGCGACTACAGAAATACACAAATTTTAAAAAATGTTAACGCTCTAACTTCACTGCTTACAGAAAAAGCAACACCAACACCTGACCTGGATAACAATTTTTTTGTAAGATTTCCAATTGATTCAAGACCTGAGTTCTTTGTAACTGATAATATTAATAAT